AATCCATATCTATATAGTGAAGGTAATTATGAGGCTAACCTGCTATCGCTTCCTGAGATGCAAAGACGGCAACTCTTGGAAGGTGACTGGGCCATCGCAGATGGCGCGGCGTTCCCAGAATTCCGACAGCATCACCATGTGGTGGAACCTTTTGAGATCCCATCAGACTGGCGGAAGTTTAGATCTTGTGACTATGGATATTCGTCGTATTCAGCGGTGCATTGGTTTGCGATAGATCCTGCTTTTGAAACACTTATTGTGTACCGAGAGCTTTATGTAACCAAGCACACCGGGCGAGATCTAGCAAAGGTTATCCTTCAGTTAGAGCGAGGCGAACAGATCCAGTATGGTATACTTGACTCTAGTTGTTGGCACCAACGTGGACAGATAGGCCCAAGTATAGCGGAAGAAATGATTGCTGAAGGATGCAGGTGGCGTCCCAGCGATAGAAGTGCAGGAGCTAGGGTTGCAGGACGCAACAGGCTCCATGAACTCCTCAAGTATGACGAGGAACGCAAGATGCCCGGCATTGTGTTTTTTGATACCTGCCGACAAATAATTGCGGATTTACCAGTCATACCGAATGACCCGAAAGGGGGTGATGATATCGATGTTAGATATCGTAGTGACCACGCTTATGACAGCATACGTTATGGCGTTATGTCTCGACCAAGATCGAAATCACCGTTTGAGGATTGGGGCACAATGAAAAAAGAACCTAGCTGGAAGCCCGCTAGCATGAGCTTTGGATATTAAAATATGGCAATAGTAGATAAACCAGAAGACTACCTTCCTGACAGCAACACCGCTTCGTTAGAAGAAGGGGATGATGTAGCTCAAGAAAACCTTGAGATGGATGGTGTTGTTGGTTGGGTGCAAAGCAGGTACTCAAAGTCAAATACATGGCGTGACCAAGATGAAGCACGATGGCTTAAAGCCTATCGAAACTACCGAGGAATTTACGGCCCTGAAACGCAATTCACTGACACAGAAAAGTCACAGGCGTTCATCAAGATTACTAAGACGAAGGTTCTCGCGGCATACGCCCAGATCGTAGATGTTTTATTTGCAGGTTCTAAATTTCCAATTGGTATTGAACCGCCAGTCGTAACTCTAAATGTACAAGATTCTGTACACTTTGATCCTAAAGAAGTAACCCCAGAAAAGATTTCAAAAGTATCTGGCGATGAGGTGAAAGTATCACCTACAATTTCTCGCCCAGATATTATGGCTCGTCTAGGCCCATTGAAAGAAGATCTATCTCGTATTGAAGATAGTCTTCGTCCCGGCCCGGGCAAAACTCCAACTTCCTTTACTTACGAGCCCGCTAAGATGGTTGCTCGTGGTATGGAAAAACTTATTCACGATCAACTTGAAGAGAGTGACGCAAGTAAGCATTTGCGTAATGTAGCATTCGAGATGTCCCTGTTTGGTACAGGTATTCTCAAAGGCCCGTTTGCATACGATAAAGAATATCCGCGCTGGAGCGAAGAGGGCGAATACGATCCTCTTTACAAAACTATTCCGAAAGTCGAGTCTGTATCGATCTGGGATTTCTACCCTGATCCAGATGCCCGGAATATGAGCGAGGCTGAGTATGTAATCCAGCGTCATCGTATGAGCCGTACTCAGCTTCGTGCCTTGAAAAACAGGCCGCACTTTCGTGATGAGTCAATTGAGCTAGCCATTGAATACGGCGTTAATTACCAGCCTGAGTACTGGGAAAACGCATTAGAAGATCACGAACAAAACCCAGACGTAAATCGTTTTGAGGTTTTAGAATATTGGGGGATGATCGATCTAGAAACTGCGGAAAAAGCAGACATCGATATTCCTGAAAAATACTTTGACCGTGACCAGATCCAGATTAATGCTTGGGTGTGTAATGGTCAGATCCTACGTTTAGTAATTAACCCATTTACGCCAAGTCGTATCCCATTCCACGCGGTTCCTTACGAAGTAAATCCTTACTCTTTCTTTGGAGTAGGTCTTGCTGAGAACATGGAAGACACGCAGGAGATTATGAACGGGTTTATGCGTATGGCCGTCGATAACGCGGCTCTATCATCTAACCTGTTGATTGAGATAGACGAGACTAATCTCGTCCCCGGACAAGACCTTTCTGTTTACCCCGGAAAGATATTTAGGCGTCAAGCAGGGGCACCGGGTCAAGCTATCTTCGGAACTAAGTTCCCGAACGTGACTAACGAATGTCTGATGATGTTCGATAAAGCACGTCAGCTAAGTGACGAAGCTACTGGTATGCCATCATACTCACACGGTATGTCTGGCGTTATGTCTGTCGGTAGGACAGCATCTGGTATGTCAATGTTGATGGGTGCGGCCGCACAAAATATTAAGGCCGTTGTTCGTAACATGGACGATTATATGTTGGCCCCCCTTGGTCAGGCGTTGTTTGCTTTCAATATGCAATTCAACTTCGACAAGGATGTAGCCAAAGGTAATCTAGAAATTATTCCACGCGGTACAGAAAGTTTGATGCGTAACGAGATTAGATCTCAGCGTCTTCTTCAGTTTATGCAAATGACCGCTAACCCAGCAATGGCACCATTCGTTAAGTATGATTACATCTTGCGTGAGATGGCGGCGTCTATGGATCTGGATGAAGATAAGATTTTGAATGATCCACGCGAAGCGGCAATTCAAGCACAAATGATGGCTGAAATTGCGGCGTTGATGCCTCAACCACAACAGGGTGGCCCAGAAGGCCCAATGCCCCCGGGGGTACAAGACCCTACAGGTAATGGTGGCGGAAACATAGCACCGGGCATGGCACCAGAACCGGGAGCGGCAGGATTCGCTGGCGGTGGCGGCGGAGATAATGGTGGTCAACAGCCACAACAGGCTCCACAAGGCGCACCTCAACAGCCGCCGATGGTATAATTATGGAAAAGAAAGTAGCTAAAGAAATACTCCCGTTTGTTAATAATACGGAACAATACCCGCTGTTACAGGTGTTCGTAGAAGCGCGTATTGAGACACTTCGTGGCTATTTAGAGAATACAAAAGAACACAATAAAATCCTTGAAATACAGGGCGCAATAGCAGAGCTAAGACGCTTCCAGACATTGCGTGAACAAGCAATAGAAGGGGCAAAATAATGGCAGAAACTAGCGTGGGACGTGAAGTCTTCATAGATGAGAATGGTGAAAACTATTCGGAAAAAACTATCACCTTTGAAACAGAACACGGGTGGATCAATATGCCGTCGGTAGACGCCGAAGGTAACATAATGAGCCAAGAGCAACTAGAAGCATTTGTTGCTGAAAACGGCCCAGTAGATCCAGTAACTGGTGAGGAGCTTTCCACTTATGAAGATCTCGACAGCGCAGTAGCGGCCGCAGAACGTCGTACAGAAGATCTCGGAATGGAGATGGAAGCACAAGGTATGTACCACGGTGGTATGCCCTGTGGCTGTGGCGGCGATGGTGATTGTGGTTGCGATGGTATGATGTCACCAGATGAGCCAATGGTTGGAATTGATCCTATCTCAGGTAACCCAGTGCCCCCGGGTTCTAGTGAGATGAATGTTCGCGACGATATCCCAGCGGTTCTTTCTGAAGGTGAATATGTGGTTCCGGCCGATGTGGTTCGTTATCACGGATTGAAAACATTTATGGATCTTCGTGCAGAAGCGAAGATGGGCTTGATGATGATGCAAGCCGAAGGACAGATTAAAACGCTCGACGACGAAGAAGAAGAATACGAAACTGTTGAATGCCCTACTTGTGATGGCACAGGTGAGGTTGACGGTGGTGAGTGCGAGCACTGTGAAGGTTATGGTTATCACTATGCGGACGAAATTGAATACGAGGAATCCGATAGCGAGGAAACTGCGGACGCCGATGTTTCGGCAGAGGAAAGTGTTGCCGAAGAAGGGGAAGGGGAGCTTCAAGAGGAATACGAAACACCCGAAGGCAACCGAGTGGAAGAAACCGTAACGGAAGTTGTAGAAGAATTTATGGAACCTGATGGCGTTGTGTCAGAGGAAGAGGAAGACTTATACCCAACTAAAGAAGGTCAGTTTGCTTACAAACCAACAGTACGTTTTGCTGTTATGCGAATGAAGTAAATACAAAATTTGCGTGGGAAGGGCTACCCGCAAACCCTCTCATTAGAGAGCTACTTTGAGGCCCCCAATAGGAGTAAATATGGCTAAATATCAAGGCGCGTACCGAGAGGACGTGTATACAAAGGACGAACCTGTACAGGAACAAAACGTGTCCGAACAGGAAACAAATGTGGACGATAACTCAGAAGAGGCTACGTTCAAAAAACGCTACGGCGATCTTCGTAGGCATATGCAAACGTCTATGCAACAGAAGGACGCACAGCTACAGAAGATGCAAGAGCAACTAGCTCAAGCAACTAGGCAACAGATCAAGTTCCCTAAAACCGAACAGGAAGTAGCGGCTTGGTCACAGAAATATCCTGATGTTGCAAAAATTATCGATACCATTGCTCAAAAGCGTGTGCAGGAAGCATTGGCAATCGGTGAAAAAGAGCTCAATAAAGTAAAGCAACTTGAGGTTAAACTTAACCGCGAGAAAGCTGAAAAAGAACTACGAGATGCTCACCCTGACTTTGATAAAATTCGTGCGGATAGAGATTTTCACGATTGGGTCATGGAACAGCCTCAATATGTTCAAGATGCTCTTTATAAGAATAATACAGATGCTAGAGCGGCCTCTCGTGCAATTGATTTGTACAAAGCAGACCGGGGCATTAAACGTCGTAAAAAGGCTACACCGCAAGATGCGGCTAGTGCTGTAGGACGTACAAGCAGTGCTCAAGCTCCAGTTTCTGGGCGTAAGCGTTTCACAGAGAGCCAAGTCCAAAAGATGTCGGCTAGGGAATATGAGGCTAACGAGGCCGCTATTCTCGAATCTATGCGAAACAATACGTTTGAATACGACTTATCTGGGGGTGCTCGTTAATATCACTTGTAAAGGTACAATACTCGTGGTATACTAACCTCAGCTAATGATGGGTTTTGACATTTGTTAAGGCCCATTAAGTGCCAAGAGCCGCGCAGGTATGCGCCTACCTCTTATTATTAACTTCAGAAAAATATCACTAAGATAACCTGAAACACTTGGCCCTTAGCTAACAGTTTCGTACAAGACTGTATGCAAAGTTACCCAATGGGTTTTAGCCCTTAGCTATAGATATGCTTTCTGTTCAGTACCAACTAAACCCGAAATCCGACCTTAGATCGGACTGTTTAGCCTACTCAACAAGGAGAATATTATGGCTTTTTCAAGTGCATCGGGCTATACCAACCTACCTA